TTTTTTATTTGTTTTTGTGTTGTTGGATTATGTTTTTTAGTTTCTCTTAATAAAGCTTTAATAAAATAAAAATTAGCAGCATATGTTCTAAAATCTTTAGCTGAAAATTCTTTACCAGCATGTGTTTGTATATATTGATTTAAATCAACATCATTTACTCTTAAAATATTACCAGATTCTGTTTTATATTGAAATAATTTTTCACCTTCTAATTGATCTAATAATATTAATTCATCTATAATATTTTGATCTGTTAAACTATATTGAACTTGTTTATTAGATTTAGCTTTGAAATTAAATTTAGCTATTTTCTTTTCAGGATCTATTTTTAAATGAGATTTTTTCATACTTGTTATACCATATGATTTATTTGTTTGAGCATATATTTCTTTACCTACTCTTATATTTAATTCTTTTACTATTTTTAACATTAATGTTATTGTTCTTTCTTTTTTAAAAAATGGTAATTTCTCATCTTCTTCCATTTGTTTATCTAATTTTGGCATTGCTTTTATAAATTTATATAATCTTAAAAATTTATCTACTCCCGCATCTTTTATATGATCTGGATGATATCTATATTGTTTTCTACCTTTTGCATCTATACCAGTAGCTTGTATTTTAGAAGTTGGATCATTAGAAACCCATACATCTTCATAAGCAGGTGCTAGACCTAATTTATTGATTCTTTCAAGATCACTTTGAGAAACGAGTTGATCATTATTCGCATAATAATATCTAAATTTGATTTTAGGATTACCTTTTTTATCTAAATCATCATTATCAAAATATTTAACACGATATATACCTGTTTTCTTTTTTTTAGATATATCATCAAATGCTTTCTTTCTTTGATAATCATTCCATAATATATCTAAACTATTAATACTATCATTATCACTTAAACTATTATAAGAAATATTATCTTCTTCACTATAAAAATCACTATCTGAATCTAATTCAGTATTTTTATAATTAGATGAATCAGTATTATTATCAAAATTAGATGAATCAGTATTATTAATTGGAGTATCATAGATAATATCATTAGAAATATTAATAGAATTTTTTCCACCTTTTAAATCATTATATATTTTTTTATTAAGAATATAATCAAGATAAAATGAAAACATTTTTTATAAGTAATAATATAATAATATACATTATATATTTTATTCATAAAATAATATCATTTATTTATAATTCATTATTTATTATTTTGATTTATCTAATCATATTCTTCATTCATATAATAATGCCAAAAACATTCATATTTATTATTTATTATAAATATTGCCATTTTTTTACAATTATCATTATTACAAATATGATTATGTGGAGGTATTAATCTTATTGGTACATTTTTATATCTATTTTTTTTTATTATCTCATTAAATTTTTCTATTTCTTTATCTAATGAAAAATTATCTATATAATCTTTTATTCCATGATAATCTATTTCTGGTAATTTACTCATTATATCAGTTATTTTAATATATTGTTATAATATTTATATATATCACTATATTATTCATAAATTAATTTTATCAATTTTTTTGAAGGTGAGAATTATTACCTTCAAAAACAATTGCTGTGTGGATAAAATAAACTAAGTTTATTTTATCCCAATGTCAATTTTTTTAATAAGAATTATAATACAAATCTTATTTAAATACTAATTTTTTGTCAATTGTCATTATTATTATTATTATTATTATTATTATTATTATTATTATCTTTATTATTATTATTAAAATTATATTTATTAATCAATTTATTATCAAAATATGTTACATTTAATCTTTTCATGTATGTATTTATAAATTTAGATTTTGGATCAATATTAGTATTAATATTAACATTATCACTATTCATTACATATATTATTATAATATAATATTATATATTGTAATAATACTTAAAAATTCAATTTTTTAATAAATTAATATATTGTAATTTTATTTAATTATTCAAAAATATCTTTGATTCAATTTTATTTAATTATTCATTTTTTTGTTTTTGTTACTTTTTTTTTTGTTTCTGATTTCTCTACTTCTTGTTTCACTTCTACTTCTACTGGTTTAACTTCAAGTACTTGAACATCTATTTTTTTTTTAACAACTCTTTTTTTTGTTGTTTTTTCTTCAATTTGTTCATCATTAACTTTAGTTTCTTCAATAACTGGTTCAACTATAGTTTTTTTAACAGTTTTATTTTCTTCAATAATAGGTTCTACTTTAGTTTTTTTAACAGCTTTCTTTTTAATAACTTTTGTTTCTTCTACAATAGGTTCTATAGTTATTTTTTTAGATTGTACATCTTCAATAAGATTATCATTAGAATCTTCAGATTTTTTAATAGGTTTTTTTTTAACAACTTTCTTTTTTGTGTCTTCTTTTTGTTTTTTATCATTAACTTGTTTAATTTCTTCATCACTCACATCATCATCTTCATCTAATGATAAATCATTATCATTATCATTATCAACAATATTGATATTTTGTGCTTCACATTTAACTCTCAATTCATCTGAAATATCTTGTAAATATTTAATTATATAAACATTTTTATTAATTATATTTACTACATCTATATATAACTCTCTTACTTCTTCTAATGTTAAATCATTTGATCTTGATTTTTTTATTAATTCACTATATTGAGATTCAATATAATCTTTATATATAGCTAATGGTTCAGTAGTTTTAGTTAATTTGGACATTATATTTAAGTTATTTACTAAAATAATATTAATATATGTTTATATTATTTTATCAATATTATTCAAATATTTCATTTTTCAATTTTTTTAATATGATGATTTAAATTTATATCAGTCTAAAAGATATATATAAATATATTTGATAAAATATTTATGAAAATTATATATTATCAAATATACATAGATTTATAATATTCTTCATTAATTTAGTTGAATTATCTTTGAGATATTTTAATCCATTATATAAATCATCTTTATTAATATATTTACGTAATTTAATATTTTTACCAAAAATTCTACAACTATGAGCGATTTTAATATTAAGAAACCAAGTTTCAATAGATCCACCATAATGTTTAAAATAATCTTTATTATTATTAATAATATATATAATATCATCAATATTAATATCATCATTTAAAATCCATTTACCATTATTAATTTTAGTTAATAATATATTAGCTAATTGTTCATTATTATAACCTTTTATTTCATATGAAAATGTAAATCTTCTTCTTAATCCTTGATTTTGATTAAAAAAACATTTTTCTAAATCATCATCATAACCAGCAATAATACATACAATTTGACCTTTATATGTTGTTAATAATTGATTAATAGTATCAAAACATTCTTTAGCAAATGTATCAGTTTTATCATTATTACCTAATTGATAAGCTTCATCTATAAATAATACTCCTCCTAATGTTTCTTCAAATATTTTTGTTGTTTTAACTGCTGTATGACCTACATATTGACCTATTAAATCTGATCTTTTTGCTATCTTAAATATAAATTCATCTTCTTTACCTGTTATAGGATTAATAATTTTATTAGTTTTTTTTTGATTAATATTATTAGAATTAGGATTGGGATTAAATAATATATTTAAAAAATCAGCATTATTATTAGATAATTCCTTTGATGATTTTTTAATTATACCCATTCTATAATATATCTTACCTAATATATATCCTAACATAGTTTTACCAACACCTGGTGGTCCTTTTATTACTGTATGTAACATATCTTCATAATCATCAAAATTTTGTAAAAAATATATAATTTGTTTTATTATTGATTTTTTAACATCATCCATACCTATTAATGATTTTAATTCTTCTAATGGTTCTATTAAATTATTCATTATTTTTAAATTTATTGGATATCTCTTCATTAAATCTTGATCTTTTTCATCATATAATTTTCCTATATTTATTAAATCTTCTATTGTATCTATTTTCATATCTAATTCAATATAATTAATATTTTCATCTATTAATAATATATTATTATCATTTTTATCATCAGTTTTATTATTAGATTTATTATTAGATTTATCTTTATCAATAATATCAATATATATTGGTTTTCCCAATATATTAAATAAATCTTCTAATATATTATTAGATTGTTTATTATTATTAGATTGTTTATTATTTAATTGTTTAAAATTAGAAGTATTATGATAATAAGATTGATTAATGTTATTAGGATATTGATTAATGTTATTAGAATATTGATTAATGTTATTATAATTAGGATTAGGATTAGGATATTGATTAATGTTATTAGGATATTGATTAATGTTATTATAATTAGGATTAGGATATTGATTAATATTATTAGGATATTGATTAATGTTATTAGGATATTGATTAATGTTATTATAATTAGGATTAGGATATTGATTAATATTATTAGGATATTGATTAATGTTATTATAATTAGGATTATATGATTTATAATTTTTTTTATTATTATAATAATTTTTATTATTTTTATTATTATTCATGATAAAGTAATTTAATATTAAATAAGTAAATAATTGTTTATATATGTTAAAAAGTTATAATAAAAATATATATATATTATTTATTTCGTTTAACAAAATTAAAATTAGTTTATAATAATATTATAATAAAAAAAAGTATGGTCTTTCTATTATTTAAAAATAATGAATTTATAACAGTATATAATACATTAGATTTAATATTAAATTATCTATATAATCAAATAAAAACAATGATATTATGTAATAATACAAATATTATATCATATATTAATAATTATTATATTCTTGAATATGATAATGGTTTACAATTAAATAAATTTAAATTTGATTCAAATAATATTAAATTTTATGATGATAATGGACATTATTATGATACTAATAATAATTATTTAAAAAATTATAGAATAGAATTATTAACAACATTAACATCAGTAGAAATATTATCAAAAAAAATAAATAAAAAAAATGATATGGATGTATGTTTAAATATAAATGTGGAAGATTTAAATGAATTAAATAATTTAACAGAAGATATAAATATGGGATGTTTTATAAATAATGAAAAACAATTATTAGAAAATATTAAGAAAAATAATAAAAAACAAATTAATGATGATAAACAAAAAAAATTAGATGAAATTAAACAAAAATTAGATTTAGAACAACAGAAATTAGAATTAATGAAAATAAAATATGATCATCAAGAGAAAAAATATATAGATGAAAAACAAAATATAGAAAATTTTAAATTAAAATTAAAAAATGATCATAATGCCATGAATGAATTTAAAAGAAAATTCTATAGTGATAAAAATATTTATTTTATTTTAAAACAAGAAATTATTGATAATAAAAGAAATAAAGATGATATTCCTCCTCTTTTTATTAGAGAATTTTTTATATTTAATTTAATGAATGAACAAAATTTATTTAATAATCAAGATGAATTAAAAGAATATATCAAATTATTAGATGAATATAATACTAAATATGATAATGATGATAATAAATTTAATGATGATAATAATAGTTATTATAATAAAATCTATAATAAAGATGTTATAGAAGATGATGAAGACGAAGAAGATGAAGAATATAAAGAAGAAAAGAATGAAGAATAAAAAAAATAAAAACTAAATAATAAATATAGAAATGGAAGTATATGAATTATTTAATGATATAAGTAATGAGAATATATTATTATATTCAGTATTATTTATAATAATAATAATAATAGGTAGTATATATAATCACAATATTAGTTATTATTTTATTATTATTATAATATATTTATTATTTATTTATTATTATCAAATAAATTGGTATAATAATCATAATATATCAAATAAATATAAACAACATATTGATAATCAAATAAATTTATATGAAGATAGTTTAATTAAACAATATAATGATATTAAATTATTTTTACATGATATGATATTTATTTCTTATTATTCATTACAACATTATAATAATATTATTAAATTAATTGAAAAATATTTACTAATATATGAACATATTGTTAAAGATATTGATATTATTAATAATATATCATCAATACAATCTAAAAAATTATCAAAAAATCAAAAAATATTATTAATAAGAGATATGAAAGATATAAAAAATAAAATAATAAATGATTATAATAATATTATATTAATATTACCAAATGATAATAGAATAATAGATAAATATAATAATTCTATCAAAATTTTAATAGATATATTAGATCAATATTATAATAATATAAAAAATAGACAAGATATGAATAATTTAATAGAAACACATTATATAAATTCTTATAATTATGATAATTATTATAACAATTATTTAGATTCATTTTGATAATTATCTAATATAATATAAAAAAATATACCAATAAATATAAACCATATTCCAATATATAATAAAAAATTATTATCATTATTTGTAATCTCATTATAATTAAATGTTAATATATAACCTAATAATCTTGGTATTGAAAATAACCAATTATTAAAATAATATAATAATGTTAATTTATCATCTGAGGTGTCTGTTGCATATTTTATTTGATTGTTATTTATTTCTTGATCTTTATTTTGCAAATCTTCTAATTCTTTTTTCTCTTTTTCTAATCTTAATTCTCTTTTTTTCTTTATTTCATCTTCTATTTCTTCATTAAATTTTTTTAAATCAAATTTTTTTTCTTCTGTCATTTGTTTATTCAATTTATTATTTAATATATTATATTTATCATATTTATTATTTTTTCTTATCATATATTAAATATTTTATATTTTTTTATAATCTATATTATTATTTTTTATATATACCACTATCTACTATCTTACATGTATATAATGGTTTATCATTCTCATTTGTCATTATATTTCCTAATTGATCTATTATATCATATGATTCTTCTAATACTCTACCAAATACTACATGTTTATTATCTAAATGTTCTAATTTATTTAATGTTATAAAAAATTGTGATCCATTTGTATTTGGTCCTGAATTTGCCATAGATAATAAATATTTTTTATCATGTTTTAAATTAAAATTTTCATCATCAAATTTATCACCATATATAGAATTACTAAATGTCCCATCTCCATTCATATAATCTCCACCTTGTATACAAAATCCTTTTATTATTCTATGAAATATTGAATTTTTATATTTATTTTCACATAAATACTTAAAATTATTAACTGTTTTAGGTACTATATCTTCAAATAATTCTATTATTATTTTTCCTATATATTTATTATTTATCATTATATCAAAATAAACATATGTATTATTATTATTATTAAAAACATCATTAATAATATCTTTTGTATTTTCAGTTAAACTTAAATCTTCTGTATCTATATTAAAATCTAAATTATTGTTAATATCTATATTATCAAAATCTATTGTATTTAATTCATCTAATTCATTTAAATTATTATTTATTAAAGGTTTAATTATTGATTTTTTATTAATTTTACATACACCATCTTCACAATTATTATTAGATGAATTATTATTAGATGAATTATTATTAGATGAATTATTATTAGATGAATTTAAGAATTTAGATTTAAAATTAATAAAGAAAGGATTATTATTATGAATATAATAATATTGATAAAGGAGATATATAACGAGACATATTAATATGAATAATAAAAAATTTCTCATAATGATAGTTATTAATATTATTAGTATTAAAATAAATTTATTATAATTAAATTTAATTATAATAAATTTATAATAAAAATATTGATATATTTATATAAAAATGGATAATTATAAGTTTTATATATATGGTAAAACAGGTTGTAAATATTTTGATAATTCTGTTAATTTATTACAATCTTTAAATAATAAAAAAATTATTTCTAAAAATGATATTAATGAATTAAAACCTCAAATATATCAAGATTTTAATTTAGATGATATATTAGTTAACATAAATGCATTTAATAAACATAATACATCTCCTTTAATATTTTATGGTAATAATGAAAAATTATTATTTATAGGTGGTAATGATAAATTAGTAGATTTAATATATACTATCGAAAATAATAATAAAAATATAATTAATAAAATATATGAATTATATGGTGGTGGTAATGATATTATTACTTCATTAATATATATTCTTTATGAAATAAATTAAATACAAAAGCAATAAATAAACTTCCAACTATTGTTGTCATTATCAATATAAAATTTGTTAATATTTTTTCACCTTTTACATCATTATCTTCATTATTTTTATTATTATTTTTAAAAGATTTATATATGATAAAAGATATTAAATATAATAGAATAATAAATAATATTCTAACTAACATAGTCTTAATATTAGGACCAAATAAAAAAAACCAAATATTTCCTAATGTACATATAATACTATTTAATGCACCATCTTTTAATTTTGGTAAATTATCACAATTTTGCCATTTTGTAAAACCAAATAATTTACATAAAAAAGAATTACATGCTAATAATTCTTCATTATTATCCCATTTCAAATACATTTTTATAATTATCTAATAATAATATTATTATATATATTTATTTTTCATCTTATTTATTTTTTATTTATTGATATATAATTATTTAATTCATCAACATGAGTTCTTATGTTTTCTATTATATAATCTAATTTAGATTGTATTAATTGATCACCAGTATAAGTTATTTTTAAATTAACTAAACCATTAATTACATTATTTAATTCACTTGTATATTTTAATAATTCTATAGATGGATCTAATATTATTTTTGATTGTGATAATATATTATCATCAATATCTGATTTTATTTCTTCAATAAATTTTTTACTATTTTTATTAATATTGATATTAGTAGATTCAATATGTTGTTTTAATGATGTTGTTTTTAAAAATACAGTATTTATCAATTTATCTATAAAATCTAATGTTATAGTTCTATCAAAACCATAATAATATCTAGTTATTGATTGTAAATAATCATTATCTACAGATAATAATTTTGTTTTATTTATATCTATTTTTAATTTATCATTTGGATTTAATTTAGAAATTAATTTTAAATTAATGAATAATTCATCATTTGTAAACTGTAAATCTTGTAAATTGATTTGATTAGTCATTTTAATTATATATTAGATATATTATTTATATATCTAATATATTTATTTTCTTTATATATATATATAATATTTTCTATTATTATAATGAATAAAATTAAAGATTATTATCATCATATTAATCAAAATTGGTTAAATGAAACTAATATACCAGATGATCAAGTAAAATGGTCAGAATTTAATATATTACAAGAAGAAAATAATAAAAAAATAATAAATTTAATAAAATCATCTTCTAATGAGAATATAACTAAATTATATAATTCTGTAATTAATTATCTTGAAAATAGTGATAATATTAATAATAATAATTATATATTTGAGATTATTAGATATATAGATAGTATAACTAATAAAAAAGATTTATTTATTTATTGTGCTAGAATTAATCTATTTGGTATTAATTTCTTTTATGATATTAATATTGATGAAGATATATTAGATTCTAATAAACATTTTGTATATATGTCACAAAGTGGTATATCATTACCTGATAAAGATTATTATTTGAGTGATAAATATAAACATATTAGATCTAAATATTTAGATTATTTAAAACAAATTTGTAAATATATCTTTGATAATAATTGTGATAAATATGCTAATATTATTTTAGATATTGAAACTAATATTTCTAAATTACATTTAGATAAAAGTGAATTAAGAGATTTAGAAGAAAGAAATAATAGATTTAAATTAGATGATATACATAATTTATATAATAATTTATATATTAAAGATTATATTAATGAAACAATAGAAGTGATTAATTATGGTAAAAATAATACATTAAATATAAAACAATTCAATTATATTAATATTGATTCTAAATTAGATGATAATAATAGTTATTTATATAAATTAAATGATTATATTAATAAATTAGATATAGATAAATTAAAAATAATATTAAAATATTATATATTTAGTAGTTTTTCATCATATATTAGTTTAGATTTATATAATTTAAATTATGAATTTTTTAGTAAAACATTAAGAGGTCAAAAACAAATGAAATCAATGGAAAAAAGAGCAATGGGTATAGTTTGTGGTATATATGGTGATTTAATTACTATTGATTATGCTAATAAATATTATAATCAAGATATTGAAAATTATATGTTAGATATGATAAATAAGGTTAAACAATCATTAACTAAAAGAATTAATAATTTAGATTGGATGTCTAATGATACTAAACAAAAAGCTTTAATTAAATTAAATACTATGAAACCTAAAATTGGTTATTCTAAAAAAGTTAGAGATTATACTGATTTAAAAATGTCTGATAATCTTCTTAATAATATCATTAGAATTAATATATATGAAACTATTGATATGTTTAATAAATTAAATAAACCAGTAGATAAAGATGAATGGAGTATGGATGGTTATATTGTTAATGCTTATTATAGTCCTGTTAAAAATGAAATAGCATTTCCTGCTGGTATATTACAAAGACCATTTTTAGATATAAATGAACCTATTGAATATAATTGGGGTAGAATTGGTGTTATTATTGGTCATGAAATTATACATGGTTTTGATGATCAAGGTAGATTATTTGATGAAAATGGTAATATGAAAACTTGGTGGACTGATAATGATTCTAAATTATATAAGAAAAAAGTTAAAAAAATTATTAAATTATATGATAATCATGGTGTTAATGGTAAATTAACTGCTGGTGAAAATATCGCTGATATTGGTGGTGTCCGTTTAAGTTTAGATTGTCTTAGTTATATTACTAATAATATCAATTATAATATCTTTTTTAAATCTTTTGCTGAATTATGGAGATGTAAAATGACTGATGAAATATTAAAAGAAAGATTATTAACAGATCCACATTCACCACCATGGCATAGAGTTAATTTATGTTTATTGAATATTGATGAATATTATCAAACTTATGATATTGATAATAATATTGTTATACCTAAACATAAAAGAATTAATATTTGGTAATTATTTATATCTTTATTAGATCTTATTTTATTTTTATCTAATAATTTTATAAAAAAATTGAGAAATATAATACATTATTATATATATTTATATTATTATAATTATATACATACAAACAAGATGTCAAATTATATAAATAAATTAAAAGGAGATTTATATGAAATTTTTATATTAAATCATATATTAGATAATAAAATATATGATCAAGCATGGTTATGTAAAGATACACCTGATGATATTCTTATTAAAGCTGATATAGATATAAAGAGGAAATATTTTAATAATATTAGAAATGATTTTGGAGCAGATATTATTGCAACCAAAAATAATAAAGTTATATTTATCCAATGTAAAAATTTTGAAGATACTATAACTATAGATAATCTAGCAGGTTTTATGTTTTTAATAGCTAATTATAATTGTGAAGGAGTTTTATATTATAGTGGTAAATTGAGCACTAGAATAGAAGCTATTAAGACAAATAAAGTCAAATATATAAATCTACAATTTGATAATACACATCTAGCATTATTAAATTTAAAAATTGATAATTTTTATGAAGCAAAAAAAGATATTTCTAAAGAATTTATTAATAATCTTAAATAAGTTTTAATATCTAATAATATAAATATTGATCTAAATAATAATCTTGATAATAAAGATAATAAAGATAATAAAGATAATAAATTAGATAATAAATTAGATAATAAAATAGATATTATAGATGTTAAGATGGTTAATAAAGATAATATTGATATTAATGATAATAATGATGTTATTGATGATAATATTATAACAAATAATAATAAATTAGATGAAACTAATAATAAATTTAAATGTGACGAATGTAATAAAACATATAAATTAAAAACTGATTTAAATAGACATATAAATAGAAAAAATAAATGTAGTCAATATGATTTATATTTAAATGGACGAAAGATATATAAATGTGATAAAATATTTGATCAAAAATGTAATTTTTTAGTACATATTAATAGAAAAAATAAATGTTGTGATGATATGTGATACTATAATATTTATTATTTTATTCATAAAAAAATATATAATTATTCATAATTTTTATGAATTTTGGTGAAAAATTTTATGTTTTGAAAGGGCCTTTTTTGGGGGACTTTTACCCTTTTTTTCTCTCTCCTCCCCCCCAAATTAACTTAAGTTTTTTTAGAAAGATTTAATTTTAACTTTTTTTACTTAATATATATTATATAGATATTATATCAACTATTTATTTTTTATATTTTTATTTTTATTTTTAGATTATATATGATTAATAGTTTTATTTTATCATATTTTTAGATTATATTTATTCTTTAAAATATTATTTTATATAAAGTTATAATAGTTAATATATATAGATCAATATAAGATTATTTATAAATATTATATTATATTATATATCATTTTACAATCTATTTATATATATATAATATAAAGCAAAAATAGTTAATATATATAGATGTAATAAAGATTAGATTTATAATAAATATTTTTTATGATATAAATATACACATTAAATTAATGATCTTAATATTTTAATATATTAGATTGTATAATGATATAATATATTAAAATATTTATTTTTTAGTTTATTATATATCTAACTATTATATTATATTTTTAAGTTATTATAGTTTTATTTATTATTATTATTATATTAAAAATAAGATATAAATACATCTAATAATTATAATTTATTATTAAATATAAATATAACAAATTATAAAGATTACAATGATCTAAAAATAAATACATATATTAAATTAACTAAAAATATTTATTAAATATTTTTAGTTAATTTAATCAAGAAAAATTAGTTTAATAAATATAGTAGAATATATAACTTTATTATAATATTAATAATAATATTAATCTATAAAATATATTTAAAATAACTTAAATAAGTTATTTTAGTTTAAAAAAAAAATATAGATTAATATATATTAGTTAAAATGTTATATATTTGTGATATATGTGATAAAGAATTTAGTCAAAAAATACATTATACTAATCATATAAATAAAAAAAATAAATGTAGTAAAGATGATATAAGAATAAATGGAAAAAAAGTTTATAAATGTAATAATTGTGATAAAATATTTGATAAAAAATCTAATTATGAAAATCATATTAATAGAAAAAATAAATGTACTAAAAATGATATGGATGAAATTGAAGATGATGAAATATTTTATGATCAAATAACAGGTAAAAGATTAGAAGAAATATCAAAAGAAGATCTATTAAGAATAATTAAGAATATGCCACAAGTACCTTTGATTAATAATAATAATACAACAAATAATATAGATAATAGTAATACATCTAATATAACTAATAACAATATAATAAATAATAATACAATAAATAATACAGCAAATATAACAGCAAATATTAATATAGTATCACATGGTAGAGAAGATTTAGGTTTATTAGTTAAAGAAGAAGTTAAAGATATTCTTAATTCTGGTTATAATTGTGTTTATAAATCTGTTATGTATACTTATTTTAATAGTCGTCTACCTCAATTTAGTAATATTAGATATACTAATCCAAAATCCACTTATTGTCAAATCTTTGTAGATGGTGAATGGAAATTAGCTAAATTCACTAATGTAGTAGAAGATATATTAACAAATCATTTTGGAGAAGTATCAGTAATGAATCAAGATAATAGTGATCTATATGAATCAAAATTTAGAAAAGATTTAGTAAATGATTATCTATTAGATTATAAAAGATTTGTATCATATGATACAGAAGATATATATCCTGATAATTGGAATTTAACTATGAAAAGAGAGAAACAAAAAGAAGTAAGAAATCGTTTAAATAAGAATAGAGATGAAATAAAAACATTAATCTTAAATAAATCAATAGAAATGAAAAAACAAGAAGAGTTACAAAAACAAGAGTTACAAAAACGTTTAATAAATTCATCAAATACTTTATTAAATGGTAAAAAAATAGCATTTAGACGAAATAAATGATAATCAATCAAATATATTTAACATAATGATATCAATATTTTGTTAAATCTATCATATAAATCATTCAATATATATAACGCAATGATATCAATCAATGAAGAAATATATTTAAAACAATAATATTTATCTTTTTGTTAAATAATTTAATATATATCAATCAATGACAATATAAATAATAATTGATTGATATCATTGCGTGTCAATCATACTTTAGTTAAATCTATTAAATAAATAATTTAGTATATATAACACAATGATATCAATCAAATAAATAATTTAATATATATAACGCAATGATATCAATCAATGACAATATAAATAATAATTGATTGATATCATTGCGTGTCAATCATATTTCGGTTAAATATATTAAATAAATAAATAATTTAATATATATATTATCATATATGAATAATAAAATGGATATATTTATTAAAAAGAATGATTATTTTATTACTAATTTTGATGATGAATTATTAAATGATTTATCTGAATATTCTATATTAGAATTAACTTATCATCCAAATAATTTTCCATCAATAACATCTTATTATATAATGAATAAAGAACAAATAAATCTATTTTTATATCAATATGATGAATTGAAATATAAATCTATTAATGATTTCTTTTATAATGATAATTTATCTATTGATAATACTAATTATTATATATATGATGATTATAAATCTAATAATTTTAATATATTATATAATTATATTAAATTTTCATCATCATTTGGAGCATCTTGTGATTTATTAACATATTTTTATAAATTATTAAATAATGATAATAATAAAGAAGAAAAAATAAATATACAAACAGAATTAGAAGATTTAGATGATATTTATAAAGACACAGAAGATATATCAAATGTATTAGAAATATATATGAAAATGAAAGATAAATGTAAATTAGATTGTATTAATAATAAACAAGATTATTGTAATATTTGCATTGATTCTATTAATAATATTAAAAATATGTGTAATAATAATAAAAATATTATTAAAGATGATGATATAAAAGAACTATTAAATGAAATTAATGAAAATAAATAAAAATATTTTAATATATAATTTAATAATATATGAATAAAAATAATTATATTAAGTTACATATCTTAAATAATAATAATAATACTAATATTAATACTAATACAAAAACTAATATTAATACAAATAATAATAACAATAGTATAGTAAATATATTAACAAATATGATATTAACAACTCGTTATGGTAATCTATATAATTGTTATTATAATAATGATATATCAAAAAATAAATTATTAGAAGATATATCATTAAATGACATGTCAAATAATATTAATGATATATCAAATGATATATCATTAAATGACATGTCAAATAATGTATTATTAGAAGATATATTAGATAATAATAATTTAATGAATAATAAGATTAAAAATGAAGATATATCATCAAAAGTGTCTATGACAAATAATGTATTATTAGAAGA